GCTTGCCTTCGGTCTCACCGATAGCACGCTGCATGAATGCCTTCAGCTCTGGGTCGAGCTTGCCTTCAGCGTCCAGACGTCGCAGCAGGTCAGCATCTGCGAACACGCTCTTCAACTTCGCGACGAACCGCTTCATCCACGCTGCGATTGCCTCGGGGATGGTGTTCATCTTCTGCTGGTCTTGGTGGTTCTTGATTGCCCATGCGACACCCTTACGTGCCAGCCACTCGTCGAGCTGACCTTCGGTGTCTCCGTGGGTCACCTCACCTGTCTCGGCTTCGATGCCCTTCTTCCATTTGAGCACTTGAGCGACTGCCTCCTTAGTGCCGACTGCGGCCTTGAGGCGACGGAACTCAACGTGTCCCATTTCTTCGTAAATTGTATCCGGTGTCTGGCCTTGGTTCAGCTTGATCTTGTAGGTCAGCACGTCCTCGATGAACTCGGTGCTGGTCTCTCCGGTGATCTTCAGATTCTTCACCTTGGCACGGATCTCCTCTAGACTGATGCCTTGATTCTCTGCTGCCTTGATGAGCTCCTCGGTGATACGAGCCTCCTTGGTGTCCTGATCCCAGCCCTTGGCCTTGGCCTGCTCCTCCATAGCGGACAGGAAGGTCACGACGCGAGAGTCGTCTGCATCGATCTCAACGTCACCTCGTGCGAGTTCGTCCACGATGGACAGGACAGCATCGTTTGCTTCGCGGCGAATCTTCTCGTTCTTTTCGTGAACTCGGAGTTCGATGTCGGCCTGCAGTTTCTCACGCTCCTCTCGGGTAAACTCTGCGAGGACTTTCTCGCGCTCTTCAGGGTCAAGGATGCCTTCAGCATCGCCCAACGCATCGTCTGCGAAAAAGAATTGGTCTGCGTAGGTCTCCTGAGCTTCCGTGTCACCATGCTTCGCTGCCAATGCAATCGGAACCATGTCAGGGTTAGAGGTAGATTGAAGGACGTGGTCAGCAGTCTCTGAGTCTGAATAGTTCTGATCGATGAACTTCCAGTCTGTTGCAGTCGCACCCTCCATCGGGTCGAGACCGACTGCCAGCTTCAAGTTGAAGGCTCGGATGCCAGCAGCATCTTGGCCTAGAGTGTCTGTCAGCCCGTATTTCTCTGACCTAGAATCGATCAAGTCGCTGAACGCACGCTCCATCCCTTCGAGCTTCTCGTCCATGTCCGCTTTCTTCTTGGCCTGCTCCTCGGCTTCCTTGCCGTCAGTGTCTCCACTCGCAGGCTTCGCTTCCTTCTCCAGCTCATCGCGCTCTGCCTTTAGATCCTGATACCCCATCATCAGGTTCTGGATCTCGTCGTCCACATTGCCGTCCTTATCGAAGATCGGCATTGGTCGGTAGTTCGGATTGTAGGAGCCATCGCTATTGAAAGGCATTTGCCGCTCCATCGCCTTACCGATATTTCCATATTTCCCGTTTTGGATACGATCAGCCGCAATCCCTAGTCCCTGCATCGAAGCGACTCCACCAGTAGGGATTGAGAACGCAAGCAGCTCAGTCACCAACTGCTTGCCCGTAGGCAGGTGATACTCCTCATCGATCCCAGCACCGAACCGAGCGACCTCACCAACCCGCTCCTCAAACATTTCTCCCAAAATCCCATTGTATCCCACCGAATCGACAAACCCCTTGAGCTTGTCGAATGAGATACCGGGATTCTTTGACGCGATCAGTTTCACCAGCGAAGTCTTGACCAGCTTAGCCTTAATCGGAGCAGCTAAATGCCCGATTGCTCCACCAGTGCGCTCAGACAGCAGCTCGATATACGCAGTGCCTACCGAGCGATACAAATTATCCTCACGAGCCTCACCCACGAGCAGAGACAGACCCTCCTTAGTCTCACCGATACCAAGCTCAGGCAGTTTTCCAGTATAGAACTCAGTCGCAGCCATACCAGCGCCGGACACCGGAGCAGATGCAGTCACGCCCACAGTCACTTGAGCCGCCTTGAAGATACCACGTTTAATCAGGCTACCCTCCACCTTATCCATGAACTTCTTAGACAGGATCTTTTTAGCGCCGGACGTCACGAGCGCACGACCAGCGCCATACATCCCGAAGCCAATACCAATATCAGCCATAAATTGAGGCAATCCAGTAACGATCTCAGCCACACCGCCACCGATAGAGCGCTCACGCTGCTGCTCAGTGATGTAGCGATACATTTCAATCATATCCACATCAGAGGCAGTTCCATCCTCAACGCCTCGAATCATATCCATTGCATTGAAGGCTTCTTGAATGTCATCCATCGCGCCAGCAATCGGCACAGGGATCAAATCGTGCCTGTTCTCTTTCAGCACCTCCATGAATCCCTTTACGCTTTTCGCATCCTTCGCGATCTGCTGAATCTCCTCAGATTTAGCCGCTTCGAGCAAATAGTCATACGCCTCCTTGGATTTGGCTGCATTGAACTTCGTCGCAGGAGTCGCAGGAGACTGATCCCCCGGCTGCACATTTGCCACGATAGTCCCGGAAGCAGTAACCGTGAACCCGCTATCTCGGATCACCTTATTTTTACGCTCATCGATCTCAAGTTGACGCTGCTTGATCGTCTCAAAGTCAGTATCCGCATTGCCACTCAGCCCCGCAGCTCGTGCATAGGCGTCATGCTTGGCACCTGAGACATCATCGATGTTGGCTCCGTGCTGATTGGCGACCCAATCGTCCACTGCCGCCTTCTGTGCGACCCCAATGTCAAACCCCTTGTCAGCAGCCTGACTAGCAGATGGGTTAAGCAGTCTAGCCTGCCTATTCGGTTCTCTGGCTCCTTCAGCTAGGAATTCGTTTACATCGAATTCCCCTCCAGTTGATGCCGAGTTGTCGCTCAAGAATTCGTTTACATTAAATGCCATTATATTAGTCCTAGTTTTCTGAGGTGTGAGTAGAGTGCTGCCGCTGATGGGTCGTCTGGGTTCTCCTTCAGCCAGTCTAATGCTTCTTGCTGCTTAGGGGTAGGTGCCGCTGCCTTCTCGCCGTTCGGCAGCACGTAGCCACGCATGACGTGCGTGACCTCCTTCTCTTCGAGCGGGGCAAATAGTGACTTCTCGAACTCGAGGATCTCTTTATTCGACGGGTTCTCGTTGTCTTCATAAAAGTCGTAGATGCCCTGCTGCACTCGATCTAACTCATCGGGCAGTCCGTCCCATTTACCCATTGTTTTTACTGCCTTAGACATGACGGAATAACTTCGAGACAATGTCTTTGCTTCGGCTGGTGTGAGCTTCTGCTTGCCGAATGTGTTGCGATAAGCCCAAATGAAGGCAACCGACACAGGAGAGATCATGAACGCTCGTGGAGCTGCTGGTCTGACTCGATCCTCCGGAGGTTCCTCTTCGTATTGCTCAGATGCGATTGATAGTGCTGATCCTAACAACTGCAACTTCACCGGAGGAGCGATGTCCAAGTCGTCGATGTCTTCCCCCATTTGCTTGACGTCGAAGCCAGTCGGGTCGAACAGGGCTGCTGCCAGATCCACTTCCATTTGCCTGTATTTCTTCTTCGACTTTCCAGTTTTTGCGGCAGCTACCATCGTCTTCAATGACTCACCTTCACGGTGCTTCCTCATAGACTTAGCGATTTTGTCCTCGATCCCATCCCGAGACGACTCTGGGTAGCCGAGCTTCCCCTCCTCGAGAATCCTCACCTCCATGTTGGCCAGTGCTTCGGGGTCTCCTCGGGCTGCGAGCTTCAAGTCCGCTTTGAGGTTGGACGACTGCTGACTCAGAACCCTCCTCTCCTTCTTGTAGGCCAAGGAAGCTAGGTGCTCACGCTGCGGTGAGGACAGTCCCGAAATCTCCATAACCTCCTCCTCCTTACCCTGCCTAGTGATGTCGTAGTTGGTCACGTATTTGTCGTAGAGCCCGTTGGTGTCTTTATTCAGTATCCCTTCTTGGAACTCGCGAAACTCGTCAGGCGTTTCGAGCCCAGTGAGGTGCATGTCGAGTTTGCTGTATAGGTTCTCCCTGACTCGGGCTACGATCCAGTCTTCGCGCTTGCCATCCGACATGCTCGCTTCACCACTCTTAGTGATCCCACCTTGGATGTCTCCTTGGTCGATCATCATTTGAGCCGCGTTCATGATCTCCGTGTTCGCGTTAGCCACCTCGATCTTGATCGTCACCCCTTGGGTCTCAAGTCGTCCTCGCTCAGATTGGTAGCGGAACTTGTCGAGTAGCTTGCCCTGAGTCTCCTCGTCTGCCTTGGCTACTGCCTTGAGGTATTTAGGGTTGTCGAGGACACCGGACATCGTGTCAGAGGAGAACTGCGTGATCGCGTCAGGGTCGTCCTGATTCTCCTCGGTGAAGTTTGCGATCTTACCTTTCGCCTGTAGGACTGCAAGATCCTGTGCGGATTCAGCCCCGCTATTCAGCACCTTCTGCTTCTTTTCGGCAAACATATCGAATGTCTTGCCTGTCTGCGCGATGGCATTGCCTAAGCCTACGAGTGCTCTGGCCGGAGCGGTTCCGGTGCGTGGGTCTACTTGTGAGAATCCGGTTGCGCTCTTAACGTCCGGCGTCTTGGGGAGTGGTATGTTTCCGGCCATGATTATAATTTCTTTCGTGCGAGTTGATTGGCACCACCAAGGATGGTGGAACCTACTGCGAGATATTTCGCTCTACCTGTTGCGTCTGCCCCGAAGCGGTTCACGGCTGCTTTCTGCATGAGGGAAAGACGCTGAGACTCGCCTGCGTATGCCGTATCCAGCACTGCAAGTTCGAGGTCGGCTGCGGTTTGGCTCATCACTTCGAGCGGTGTCCCTGTGGAGGTGATGCCTGCCTTCGCGAATGCTGCACGCTGGGTGGACTTGAAGCGGTCATTCTCGGTGCGTTGACGCTTCGCACTCTCACGAGTCTCAAGCTGCTTCTGCTTGGCTTCAGCTTCCTGCAAGGAGGCATTGTAGTTCTGCATGTCCTCCTCTTGGGACATTGCTTGGTATTGCCCGTAGGCTGAGATACCTGTTCCGATGAGCCCGAGGACTGGGGCGACTAGTGCTATAAATGCCATATTATTTTCCTTTCAGTAAGACTTCGACCTTCGAGGTCACGAGATGGTAGCCGTGCTGTTCAATCAGTCGGCTCATAGAGTGGACGGCTGACATCGTGATGATGTTGTCATAGCCGAGGTTGTGTGCGTGCTCGGTGATCCACTTGACGATGTGGTTCAACCCGTCGAACTTCTCCTGCGCCCTGACGTGTGGATTCACGACAGGCCACGCAAGCAGGCCGACTGCAACACTGTTGTCGAGGTAAAGGAATGCCGCTGCACACGGCACTCCCTCATCGTTGAATGCAATGCAACCTGTCTTGGGCAATGCTGCATGCGGCATTACTGCGGCACCGTGGGCTTCCCACCACTCTGCAATGGTTGCATGGTTGCATTCTTCGTATGGCTTTAGTTGCATCATCTTATGTGCCTGTAACATCAGAATGCACCACGAGACCAGCAAGAGTGAAGGGTAGTGGTTTGTCGTGCTTGAAGATGACGATGGGGTCTTTCTCATGCCCCGTTGCAAGGTGCAGTTCGATCTCCTCGTTCAGTGGCTGCGGTGGCAGTGACTGGTCTTGGTTGCCTGACCGGAATGTGACCTCTCGATCCTCGGCACCGTCGTTGTATGAAAGTCCGATGGTGTCGATCAAGGTGGCGTAGATGTGACTCACCACCTTCGTGTATCCGACTGCTGCCCCGAGGTTGCCGTCAGCGTTGAGCTGCATCGGTTGGACGACTGCGCTATACTTCAGCCCCACGAAAGCAGATATGGCAGCGTCAGGCAGCGTGATGGCACCTTCAGCTACGACAAGACCCTCGTATACGTATCCATCCACGAGTGCATCGACTGTCGCTCCTTCGAGGTGCCACAGTCCGCGAATCGTTGTGGTGTTGCCAGCGTCCAGCTGGAGTGAACTATCCACGAATACCTTCTGGCTGCTGGAACTGCCCACCTCGGCAAGTATAGCCTCAACCTCAGTCACCATCGCGGAAATCGTAGAGAAGTGAGCACCACCAGTTGCAGAGCGGACTGGCTCATAGCCCTGAATGCCCGTGCCTGTGCTGTATGTCCCGAAGCTTACCTTAGCCCCAACAGAAAGTGCTGCTGTGATTGCATCAGCTTGAGTTGCGCTATTATCGGAGTCCTCGTCGGTGATTAGGATCATGTGCTTGTCCGCATCTCCGAACCCATCCCAGTCGAGTTCATGGGCTGCACGGATGATCGCTTCGAAGCCATCCTCCGTCCCCGTGCCCTGCTGGGTCAGCGTGGCGATGATGTCAATGACCTCGGATGACGAAGTGAACGCTGATCGCTGAACCACGGTGTTCCCTGTGTCGGCAATCGTGTAGAGAGCGAAACGGGAGGACGAGTAGCGCGTTGCCATACTGGTTGCCAGCACGATTGCCTCCTCCAGTGCCTCGTCGATGATGCCCTGCATCGAACCGGACAGATCGATGATGAATGCCACCAGTCCGAACCCCGAGTCAGCACCGGAGTTGTAGTAGCCTGTCAGTCGCTCCACGAATCGTCGAGTCACCCCGTCGATGGTTCGGTTCACTGCGACCCACACCTCGTCATCCTCGGAGCCGTAGATGGTCTCGACGTCCTCGAACAGTCCAGCTGTGTCGTGTGGATTCCACGCGAACACCTTCTGGTCGCGCTCATAAGTGAAGGATAGCAACTGCCCATCTCCAGTGCAGCACCACAGGACAGGATCAGGTGATCCCTGATATGCCATAGATACGATGCCAGATGTCGTCAGGTGCTCGCTGAACTCCTGCATGTTGTTTGCGTGAAACTTGTCACGCTCAATGCTGAAGGACATCGCACGGAGACTCTCAGAGCTACCACGCTGCATATACATGATTACGTCGTCCACGGTCTCTGGCCGGACATCCTTACTGCCCTTGTTCTCCTGACGTCGTGCCACGACATTCGTAGGCGAGATGATCGAGTTAAGGTCGGTGCCGGATAGAGTCCACTCACTGCCGGACGTGCCGATCATGAGCTTGTCCTGATCCACAATCCACAGGATGTCGTTACGCTCCTTCGAGTCCAACTCGATGAACAGGCCAGACGTGTCGTCAGTGCCAAGTGCGAAGCTATCGAACAGGTCAACCTCTGATTTCCAGATCCCCTGTGGGAATGCGTTCGTCCGTGCAAACCAGATCGCTTTCTCGAACAGGCACACCACAGATGGGTAGCCCTGAACCCCACTCCATGCACCCTCAGACCAATCCTCGACCTGAGTGGTGGCCGAAAGCTCTTTGACGACATCGACTGTCACCACGGTTGAACTGGTGAATGCAGTAACCTTGACTGCCCCCTCTACCACTGCCGCTTCGGATCGCAAGGTGGCTGCTGCTGTCGTGACATCACCGCTTAGGTAATACTTTCGGGACTCCCCAGCCTCCGTGAACCGGACATTGAAATTCTTCTCCTTACTGCTGACCGACGTATAGGTGCCTACAGTCGTGTAGGTGCCACTGCCCGTGAACGTCTCCTTGCGGACGTTGATAGTCCCATTCCAAGTGCCTCCAGTCTCAAGGGTCACGTTCCCGAGGACATCAATGGCGTTGCCAACCCCAGCAGCGGTGATCTGTTGCGATGGTCGCAAGTGCCGCAGCACCCAGTAGCTACCTAAGTGAGCAGCTACAAACGGGGCATGACCAGTTGCCGTCATGGTGAGACCCGTGCCTGTCGTGCTGCTCACGTTAAGGAAGTCTCCGGCCTCGACATTAGGATCAAGGGCAGGTGGGAATGAGAGCTCGTATTCCCCGAATGTCCATGTCGTAGAGGCAAAGCGAATCAACTGCTGCACCGGATTCGCGCCATCGCAGAACCACATCACGTCGTTCTTCTGTGCGTAGTCGAGGTTCGGCAGGTCGGACTCGGTGTAGACCGATGCGATCTCGTAGACCTTCTCAGCACTGCCTCCTGTGGTCTCTGCCGTCCATGTGGATGAATCGATGGCATTACCGTCTCGATCCGTGACCTCGTAGGCATTCGCAGTGCTGGCGGACACGAGTAGCCAGCGTCCGTTCATCTCGACCATCTCGGACAGGCTAGACACGTAAATCTCATCCCCGTCCGAGTAGCCATGCGCTGTGCTCGATACGACAGCAGGATTTGCCGCAGTCACACTGTCGATGGTCGTAGCGGTCTCGCGAACCTGCTGGCCGTTCGTGTGGAAGCGCACGTAAAGGTCGCCCAACTCGATGCACACCGTATCGGACTTGCTGAAGCGGAACCGCACGAGGTTCACCTTCTTGCTGTCGAACTTCACTGGGGCTACCAGCTCGAACCCCTTGCGCTTGATGACTGTCCCCTGTGCCGTGCTGATGACGTTCCGAGCCTGACGACAGGCACTGGCGTGCTTCTCGTGGTCAACTCGATTGTAGACCTTACGTCCCCACTCACCTGCATTCAGGTGGAAGATGTCTTTTCGTGTTTTAGCCATTAGTTATCGTAGATTACGGCTGAGTCGCCTGTGAGTGAATCATTGGTGGAGATACGACGCTTCACGCCTGTCCAGCGTGAGCTGCGTAGGATCTTGTCGCGTGAGTTGAACCTGCGTCTTGCCTGAGCACTCTTCGCACTCGATTCGGATGCCATGAGTTCACCCTGCACTGTGAGGGCTTCAGCACGCTCTCTGTCGCCACGACGGGCATTGATGATCTTCGCTGCCAGCAGCAAGGCGAATGCTTCGATGAACTCTGCGTCGTAAAGCGATGAGTCCTCCTCGAAGCGTGTGTAAATGATAAATGCTTCACCCTCGTCGGTGAGCAAGTTGCGTCCCTCGATTTCGAACAGGGAGTTGTTGATCGGTTCCTCGTCGTCCCCGTTGAAGCGAACCAGCTCCACGTAGTCAGTAGGCAGCACATACGCATTGTCCCAGCCGAAGTCCGGTGCCGTCGCGTTCAGGGTCAGGGTCGCTCGCTTCTGTGCGAAGGATGGACGAACACGCCCGAGCGTCTGCTTAAGGGTCTGGTCGTAGTGCAGCAGCACGGTCTCTGCGATCAGTTCGGTGGTCGTCTCCACGTTGCCACTGAGCAACTGCTCGCGTGCGTGGGATAGTGCTAGATTTGAAATCTCAGTCTTTGTCATCGTGTCTCCTTATTTTGAAAGTAAAAAGGCCACCACCGTTTCCAGTGGTGGCCTTAACCTAACCCATGATTAAACGAACTTAGTTCGCAGAGTTGATTGCAGTGTAGAAGTCGATTGTCTCGCCTGCTACGGTTGTGCCTGTGACGCCTACCACTTTAGCCACGATCCAGTATTCGTTTTCCGTTGTAGGAACGTCATAAGGACGGGCGATGTAAACGCCGGAACCAGCGAAGTCCACGCCATCAGCGAGGGCATCTTCGGTTACGACAGCACCGATACCACGGTCAGCAGCTACTTTGTAGATGCCAACGTCGAGTTGCAGGAATGAGGCGGTTGTTGCTTCCACGACATCACCGAAGCGAGGGAGGATCTTAGACCCTCCTTGAACGATGCGGACACGAATCTTGTCTCCGACTTCTAATGCGTCCGCGACGGTGTAAACGTCGGGCAGCACGCGATGATCTGGTGTTCCCTCTACAGGGGACAGCTTGGTCTTCGCGGTTGGTGCATCCTGCACAGAGGCAGTTGCGGTTGTGAGTGTAATATCAGCAGCCATTATATGTTTTCTCCTTGGTTGTGTCTATTAGACGATGAGTGAGTTGCAGGCGACGACACCCTTTTCCTCATTCCGGTATGCACCCATACGGGCAGCAGTGCGGATCTGAAGAGCGTGGCTCTGTTGCGGAAGGATGTCAGCGTATGCACGACGTTGGCCATCACCGAAGCGGATCTGGTCTTTAGCCCATGCAAGGTTGCGGACGATGTTTCCACCTTGGCCACCACCACCGACGACTTCAGTAAGTCCGGTGTGAAGAACCCAGTTGAATCCCATCCAGAGACCGATGCCTTCCATCGTTCCGGCAGCGATAGCACCAGCGATAACATAATCACTGGACTTCACTTCTTCGGCAGTCAGGAGAAGGTTGTCTTCAGCTTCAGGATCGAAGGCGAAGCAGCGAGCTGCACGCTTGAGATCGTTGTCCTTGAAGTAGCGGTTCACACGGATGACCTTTTTCAAGGACAAGCCAGTGTCTGTAGCACCGTCATCAAAGTCGCTATCGACGATCTGTGTAAGTGCTTGAGTGTTGGTTCCGGCCTCACCGACGATTGCGTCACCTTCGATAGCTTCGACGATAGTGCGGTCAACCTCGCGGTTGTAAGCATCGACTTGCTGCGTCATGATGTCGGAATCAGGGAGGGCGATGTCACCGAGGTTGTCTGCATCGAACTCATCAAGAGTCTCTGCAAGGTCAACTTCGTGAGTGACGAGCCAGCGGAAGAAGGTCTCACGCTCAGAGATGCGAGTCTTCTGTGCGCGTCCTGTCTTACGTTGCATGTCCACGATGTCGGACTGGTTGTAGCGTTTCTTTTCACCTTGCAGGTTGACCATCTTCACCAGCGAGTAGAAGTCAGATTCGCGTCTTTGGATGCGAGCCTCCCAAGTGGTGTCAAAGTCCGTGCGAAAGTGCGCGGGTAGCTGTTCATAAGCCATAGTATTATATCTCCTATTTGAATTATTAGATTAACGAGTTGAATCGTCATCGGGTATCGGATCGCTCCGGCCTACGACATACTGGGAAAGTTCCCCCAGCAGGACGAAAGGCTTCAAGGCTGTAATACAGGTATCTCTTAGCTGCTCTCTGGATTTCACCGTGCGTGCCACGTTGCATTCGTGCAAGGGTTAAGGGTGCAGGCACTAAAAAGCCCTGCTGTGGGTGAACTTTACCACAGAAGGGCTTAGGCAATGCCTTTGCGTTACGCGCTTAGTTGTATGAATGCACTGTCAGGATGCGTGATGCAACCTTAAACGGCGTCAGGCAACCTAGCATGCTTCGCTGCAATGATGCGCTGCACTTCCTTCAGGGTTGGTCGCTCCGAGAGACAGTGATGGAACGTCCGCTCTTCGAACCCGATTGCCTTCTCGGTGTCGTCGATCCTGTTGCCGTCCTTGTCCTTGTCGTATTCCCACTCACACGCGACCTTGATAGCGTAACGCAATGTCAGGTTGTGGTGAGCGGAGCACTTCTCCTCGGGGACTTCCAGCGAAGCACCTTCCGGCAGGTTGTCGTCATCCACTGGAGCACCGTTGATGGGTGCCTTGACTGGTGCCTTGCGGGTTGCAGGGATCGTGTAGTTTAGGATAGAGGCAGCGGATAGAACCTTACTGATGGTCTCAACATCACCTTCGTATTCACCCTTCAGGATCTTACTGACGGTGTTGCGGTGGGAGCCTGACAGCTCTGCTACGTCCGCGAGGGTTGGTTTCTTAATTGCAGTAGTCATGGCTATTTCTTCTCCAAGGTTTCTGCCATATTCATCAAGCGATACCATTCAGCCTGTGCGACCTTCTGGCGTGCTGGATCTTCACTGGTGAAGTCCTTGTAGTGCGAGTTCGACGGATCGGTCTTGATCGCATTCGCCTGATCGCGATACGAGCCTGCACTGTTCTGCGACGAGTCGCGTGACATGCCTCGGCTGACTGCATCCTCACCGATGAGCTGCGTCATGCGCTGCCCAGCCTTAACGATGTCAGTGTAGCTGATCTTCATGTCCGAGAGGTTGCCGGACTCAGGGACTTCAATCCCCAGTGAGGCCAGTCCCCTCATCGCGTCAGCACTCACAGCAGGTAGCTCATTCCCGAAGGAACCTTGCAGCTCTGTGTTGATCTCAGCGATGCGTGCTGCCTCTGCCTCCGGTGCCTTGGCAATCTCTGCCTCGAAGCCTTCGACCTGATGTGCAGCCAGTGCCTGAACCAGCTCCGGCGATGCGTTGTGCTTGTGCAGGATGCCGAGCAGCGCGTCCGTGCCTTCAGCGTCCCACATCTCGTCAGGGATGTTCTCAGGCTTCACGACACCGTAGTCCTTGGCGTGGTCAGGGACGCGGAAGTATTCCTTGGCCATCGTGTCGTGGTGGTGCTTCTGCTCGTCCGTAGCGTCCGCTGACAGCGGTTGCAGGCTCTTCTGGCTCGCAAGGTATTGGAGGTTCTTGATGCCCCCGTAGAGTGCTTCCTCAGTGCCATACTTCTCAAGCATCGAGCGCATGGGTGCTGCCGACTCGGGCAGTGCCTCCATCGCTTCGCGGTTCAGTCCGTTCTCGTTGTAGTAGGAACCGAACGGTGTGGATGGTGCTGCACTGGCTGCGGCTGCGTCGCCATCGACTGTGCCTGCTGCTCCACCACCTGCGGCACCGTCGTCGAGGACGTCTTGGAGACGGGTGAACTGTTTCATGAAGGATCTCATTGCTTAGCTCCCTTCTTTGCTGCTGCTGCCGCTTTCTTGGCTGCTGCTTTGGAGGCTTTAGCTGCGGCCTTTGCTGCCTTCGCTTCTTCCTTGTTTGTAGGTGCCTTGGTGGTGGCTACGATCTGTTTTCTGCGTGAACTACTCATGGTGTTATTTGGTTACGGTTGGTTTGGTTGTGACTGTCACAGGCTCAGACTTGAGCTGCTTCAGGATGTGATTTGCTATGATACGCTGACCGTCATTCAAGGCGGCAGCGGTTGCACAGAAGCCCGTAGGCACTTTCGTGAAGCAAGGCATGCCCACCGTTGCTTCGAGCCACTCGATGATATACTTCTGGCTCTTGCTCCGGTGGGCTGCATCCTTACCGAATACTCGGTGGAAATGCTGTGCTATCTTGTCTGCTTCGATCTCAGCCTGCGAGGGCTGACGTGGTTCGTTTGGTTGGGTTGGTTTCGTTGACATAAATTAGATGTCGATGGCATCTGCGAAGTCCTGACGTGCAGCCTCCGGTATTGATCCGATGTTGCGTGCTGCCTCGCTACCTGTCTTCGCAAGCTCTGCGGCCTGTGCTGCCTGCTCCTGCTCCTGACGTGCCTGACGGATCTCGTCACGATCCTTGGCTGGACGCTTGTATTCGGTTGGCAACGAGTTGTTGTCCCCGAGTCCACGCATCATCTCATCGAGATTGTAGTTGTCGGCCAGTAGCATCGGATCGAGGTCGAGCAGGAATGCTGCCTGCTGGAAGAAGTCCAGTGTGCTCTTGTTCTCCAGAGCACGCATAGCCCGTGCGATCTTGCTCACGTAGGCCGGACGTGGCGCAGGGACACTCATCTCCCCGTTCTCCCACGCGACCACTTCAGGAGGCACCGGAGGGAATCTCCCATCACGGAAGGCCATCGCGAACATGCGCTGAAGTAGTGGATCAAGTGTCTCGGATGTGAACCGTGCGAAGGTAGGCCGGAAGTTCACTAACTTCTCCTGCACCAGCTCAAGCACCTCGGTTGCTGTCATCGTCTTCGTGCGCTCTGCGAGTGCCCTGAACAGATCGACGTGGTAGGCATCCTTGATCTGCTCACGGAACTGCTGCACCAGCTTCTCGCCTTCTGCGAATCCACCGTTGTTGTCACCCCATACGGCAGGGGCATTGTCAACGCCTGCTGGATACACGGTGACGCCACCAGCTTCCCAAGCGATGACGTCCTTCAAATTGTCTGGAACCATTGTGCGCGGCCACACCTGAATCTCTCCTAGTGCCACCAGCGACTTCATCACGTCATTCAGCGTGCGGACGGTAGGAAGGATCAGCACTGCTGGACTCCAACCGAAATCGTCATCACCCCACTGTGCGAAGCGTGACCCCACGAATGGCTGCTCATCGTAGCCGGACTCGTAGAGGACGTGACGGGCTTCCTCTTCACACCATACGGATTCAAATTCCTTGTTGAGTGCATCGATCTTGCCGTGCTCTCGGCTACCTGCATTGCGTGTGCCTGTCTTTCGCCAAATGGTGTATTTCGTCAATGCCTTGCGACTGTCATCCCCGTAAGCTGTGGCAACCTCGCTGGACACGTTGTCGATGCCGAACTTGTCCACGATCTTCTTCGCAGTCCACTTGTGCTCGTAGAACATCACATCGATGTAGCCGTCATCATCTGACTGTGGGTAGAAGCGACCGACTCGTGTGGTGCCGAAGGAGTAGAGCGTGCGCTTCCCCTTCTCCAGATCTATGCAAGCTGTCCCAAAGGTGTTCCGGTCTTGCAGGTGATCCTGAATCTTCAATGCCCAGTTGGACTCGTTGATTAGTTCCAGCACGATCTCGGCACACTGGTGATACCAGTCCTTCGCGATTGGATGTGCCACACCGTTCTTCTTTGGTGCGTCGAAGTCGAAGAACTCGCCGGACACCATGTAGTCGTAGCAACCTGCTGTGAATGTCTGTGCTGCGTGAACCGCTGTGGTGTCGTAAAGCCCTTCCGTCCACTCCTCAGTGCTCGGTGTCTTCAGCGCGTTGATCGCACTGTTCTGCGGGATGTAGTAGTCACCAATGGCACGGTGAATCGTTGCCCACAGTCCATCGTAGTGAGACTTCGCTGCCTTGCCTTCGAGGATCAGAGCACCTGCATCTGCTTTGGTTACGTTGCGCATTATCCGAGGACGTTGTTGGCTCCGAGGGATGACGAGCCACCGAACACGGTCTGCTGTCGCTTCTTACGGCGTGCTGCTTCCTGCTGGCTTGAACGCTTGACCTGCGCTGTGTCTGCCTCGGACGGTGTTGCTAGTGGTGCTGCTTTTGGCGTTGGTTTGATTTTCCCTTTTCCCATGATCTGAGCCTTTCAAGTGAGCGGTATTTGATTGCGTAGCCCTTGGACTTCAAGGACTGGTAGGATGTCCATTCAAATTCATGAGGTGTTTGAGTCCAGAGTGAAGGGAGTGCATCGCCCGCAGCCATCCACACATGCCAGCAGTTGCAACGTTGCACGTCGAACACATGGTTGCAGTCGAGGATGAGCTGCTCCGGTGCATCCTTCACCACCGGACGAGCCATGATGAAGTAGTCCGGCCTGCTGATGCAGTAGCCCTGTGCCATGTGTGCATTCAGCGACTCCCGCCACGAGAACTCGCACTCCCCTGCCTCGTATGCCTCCTTGGCAATCCAGATCGGTGCTCTCATCGTTACGCGAGCTTCAGTGGCTTCACTGTTGGGTGATTGTTGCCCACCTTCTCGGAACTTTCACCTTTCTCCGAGGTAGTGGGTAGATTCTCGTTGCGATCCTTCTTGGAGCTGTCAAACAACGGGAACTGCTCACGACGAGTCCAGCCGAACTCCTCCGCTCCCAGCACCTCGACAGATCCCATCCCCATGCCATGCCCCATAGACCCTGTTGATTTCGATTCAAACATACCGTATATAGTCTTCATAATTATCGTCTCCGTCTCCCCATGCTGACCCGTGGTTTCCGTGGTGTCCCCTGCATCACTGGTATCGCGCTACGGTCAACCAGCATGCCGTCCTTCATTGCCTGATGACTGTATCCGAAGCACGTTGAGAAGTGAGAACTCCAGTCGTGCAGTGGCACCTCTTTGACTGTCTGTCCGTCCTTCTCCATCACACAGTGGAATGACTCGAGTGATCCCACGAGACCGACATCGTCCTTGCCATCGCTGACATGGCACCCGTCCTTGTGGAACTCGCACCGACTGAACTGGGTCTGCGCATAGATAATGTTATCCCACACACTCATGGGACGCTTGAGGCACACTGCCGTGGTCACTCCCATCTGCTTGAAGAGCGGCAACCACACTGCCTCGGCATCGTGCGGCATGAAGATAGATCCAAAGCGGTAGGTCTTGCCCGTCATCCACTTGATCCAGTCGAGCGGTGTGATGATGTCGTCACCACCGGACTTGGCTTCGAGGTAGACAATGCGGTCAGCCACCACCTGAAAGATCACGCACTTCGTGTTCTCCGGTGCTCCGATGTCCAGTGCAGCATACACGGGGAGCTGCTCATAGTAGCGGACGTCATTGCTGATGCGTCCGTCTACTCGTGCCTTGTCCAGCATCGATGCGTAAATCTGCCCCTCCTCGCGCACTGACCACATCTCGGACATGACTGTGGGATACTCACGAGGCATCCAGCGACCCTGCACTATGTCTCGCGTGACCACATACCAGAGCTTCTGTCCATCGGTGAACGTGTATCCGGTCTCCTTCTCCATCTCCGCGAAATACTTGTGATCCTGCGGGGTGAGTCGGTTCAGGCTACCTTCGAGCGTGTAGGCTGGTTCGAGGAACCACTCAAAGAACAGCACAGTCCAGTCGAGCACCGTCCTGTCCTCGTCTGAGCACTCCATGCCCGAGCGAAGCACCTGATACCAGTCACCACCTCGGCCACCCTTGTAGGTGCTCTCACCGAAGATGATCGAGTTTAGCCCTGAGCACGATGGGATGGCACCGGACACGATCTCGGCTGAACGCTTCGGGTCTTCGTAGGCGATGACACCCCACTCGGAGATGTGCAGCAACTGATTGGTGCCGCCACGAGCGTTCTTACCTGCTGCTACTGATCCACCATTCGACCATGCCATCTGCGAGTTCTTCTCGACGATCAGTCCGGCACCCTCACGTAGCTCTGGGTCGAGGTGCTTAAATGCGAATGCCACCTTGTCGAGCTTGGCTTCGGCATCATCACGAGTCCTGTCGACGATGGAGCACTGCTGACCATCACCAAAGTATGCCTTGTCGAATGCGATGATGGCAATAAGCGTGCTGAACCCGAGCTGTCGTGCCTTTGGGATCGCGATACGCTGCCTGCCCTCAACGAACACACTGTGGAGCACAACGCACTGAGGCCATGTAGGAGTGAACTTCACTGTCGCGGCTTCCTTGTCCGTGATGCTGTAGAGGTTGCAGAGCCTGAACAGCGGCTCATGCAGTCGACCCTCGAACTCGTCGAGAGTCATGCCTTCCGGCGCGAGGTAGTCAGAGAGGTTGATGCTGGGGTATTTATCGATCACGCTGCTCATCGGTTCTTCCATGACTGCACGCCCCCCTCGGAGTAAGTGACCTCGTTCTCGCAGACCTTGCAGGTGCATTCGAATGGGAATGCTGAACGGTAGCACTGGATGACGTGACGGGAACCGCAGCTCGGGCAGGCTTGGTCGATCTCGATGATCTCGGCCTCACGCTCCAGCCATGCCTCGGTCTCTTGCTCTGCCCTCTGGAACGCTGCCTGCTTTCGAAGCGTGAACCAGCGGAAGATCCACGGTGCTGCTGCGGTGATGACAGCGCAGGTGGCGATGATGCCGAGCAGGATGGTGTTGGTGCTCATGCGAAATTGCTCCCATCTGATTCAGCGAGGACGTAGCTTAAGGCTACGATGTGCGAGTCGTCCTCACACATATCATCTTCGGCAAGAGGATCTCGCTCTAGAATGACACACTTCCAGTTTAAAATCTCATTCCGCACATATCCAGTCGGGGAGTTAGGCCAATCATATACAGTATCCATCACCAATTTCCTTGCTCGATCCTTTAGTGCTTTAATGGTCGGAGGTAAACCCGTGAATACACTGACATCATCCAGTGCGGTTACAGCGACGTGAATGGAAAGGTAATCGAAGTCAGAGAGGATGTCCTCGGCTTGATCTAATAAGTATTGAGGCGGTGGTGTGTTCATGATTGGATGTGGTTGATGTTGTGTGTGTTGCGCTGAGTGCGCTGTGAATTAGCTTGACGGATTCTGGGGACGTGTATCATCCGAGTGCAACGAAGGCGACGAGAGCAGAACCTGATGCTTCGCGATGAACGTGACCAGAGCGCACATCTGACGGTGGTATTCCAGCACGCTCATTTGCGTCCCTTTCGAATGCGATCCACGAGTGATCCGGTGATCTCCTGCCTCTCCGGCTCATACCACCCGTTGATCTTGGCAAGCTCACGAACGGCTCCAGTGGCCTCTGACGCGCTTGAGCGTTCGAAGCGACCACTACCATTCACGACGTCAGCGAGCTTCTGGTTGGCAACCTCACGAGTCATGACGGCGGTTGTGGCAGCTTTCTTCCTGCACAGGCTGATGTATTCGGAAACCTTCGGATGATGTAATGCTTCGGACGTGGTGGTCATGGAAGCGAATTTGGCGATCTTACCAGCCTCGCTGGGGTTCTTTCCATCGAGTATGGCAGTAGCCAGAGCGAATCGCTTCGGCGTCAGTTGGTCGCGTAGCTCAGCTATGCGTGCGTCGTCTGTTGCGTTGCTCATGGCTGTTGGATTCGATTAAACATAATTAATTGGGTTGGTTGATCCCTACTACGGTTGAGTGTAAAAGAAAAGGGAAATCAGAACCTCCCGAAGCACGGCAACGACTCGCTGCCGCTCCTAGTGCGTGTTCTCCCTGTTCTCGCGAAGCTTGAGAACCCCCGCCAGCACCTTCTTGCGGACATCCCGCTTGCGCTTGCCATTGGACTTCACCTGCGAGACGAACCGCTTGAATTCTAGATCCTCCGGTGGAGCCTCGTCGATTGAGTCCGCGAGCCTAGTGAGGTCTACTGTGTTCATGATGCGTCCCTCCCGAAAAAGCCGAAGCGGTTGAGTAGGCAGGCGACCCCGTAAGCTACGAGGAGGAGTGCTGCTGCGATGAGTAGTGATGATGATGCTGAGTTCATGATGTGTGTGCAGTGTAGGATGCTGCTCCCCGTGGGTTAGTTAAGCGAAGTTAGACACGAGTTCCCATGCCCGATCAGCTTGGTCGCTATCGACCCCAAATGTAGCCTGCACTGTAATGGCGTATTCGTTCGCATGGCAGGCAGGAGCAACTGTGCAATTCTGCTTGAGGATTTCCTCGGCCTCGTCTTCGCGACGATTTGCAATAGCCAGTGTGAACTTAGGAAATGAGAGAAGGAAGTTGAAGCGTTCGTTGGTCATAATGATGATTTGAGTTATGTGTGAGCGTCAGCAATCGCGCTGATCTACCCACTACAATGCTCAAACCTTAGTAGGTGTCAAGCTCCGACCTACCAAAGTTTGTTCCTCACCCTGCCAGTCTCTGACATGCAGTCAAAACCTGTGGGCGATGCAATGAACGTCTCGACAGGCAGCGTGTCCGTGCGATCCTCCATCGGCATTAGCTGCACCCTGCCGTCCGGCTGCTTCGTTGGGATGTGCTCGGTCAGCTCTAGAATCCGAAACGTGACCTTGCCGTATTTAATCTTGATGATCTCGACCTTGTTGTCCTGCGCATCATGCCAGATGCCGTCTACTCGTAATTTCTTCCTGCGTTGTCTTACTGAACTCATATTAAAAACTCTCTAGTTGGTATTTCGTGCTCATGCCGTAGCACAAGATGTGGACAGCATCTGCTGCGTTGTCGTCCGCGATGTCGAGACCGACGAACTTCTGCTTTGCTGCGTGGATCATTTCTGCCTTCTCAGCACGACCCGATCCTGTGGCATACTTCTTTACGGTTCCGGCTGCTACGGACACGGCGGGGATGCTCTTACGTGCGCAGCATGCCATCATGAGAGAACGCCACCCGAATGCAGTGCGAGACGCTGAGACGGTCTTGAAGTGACCTGCGGTCTCCTCGAAGACAACCATGTCCGGCTGTAGCTCCCCGAGGAACTTCCAGAGCCAGATTTCCATGCGGCTGTATTGGATGCCCTCGTGCTCATCCTCCTTGGTTCTGCGGCCTTTGCGACGTATGAAGTGCTCGGTGCCACACTTGAGGATGCCGTCCTCCAGTGTTGCCCAGCCTGTCTTGGTAGCGAGATCGAGTGCGAGGACTCGGTGGTGCTTCGGGAATGATGTGTGAATTGAATCCATGATGTTACGGCCTTTTGGTTAATCCTTTGCGGTGCGCACATCGGACAGATTTATAGTTCTCGTATCCGATGCCAACCTTCTGACAGGCAGCACGGACTGCGATCTTTTTGACGTAGACGAGATGCCTTACACGCTTCATCTGCTGTATGCGCTTTGCCAGTGATAGCTGCTCATACACCACGGGTTCAGGATCGGGCACGAGACGGTTGTGCTCTGCCTCCTCCTCCTCATTCATCCGGCGACAGTCAAATCCTTGCGCTTCGAATTGAGCCATAGCTCTTGTCCAGTTCATTATTCTCATTATGTGTGTCCTCTTGCTTGTTTGTATTTGGCGACATCTTCGTCTGCCTCGGTAAAGGAATGGTATATCTGCCCGTGTGCTTCGAGCAGCTTGATCTGCATGGTGGCACCCCTGCGACTCTGCACGGTTATGTCGAAGCCTTCGATGCCACGGCAGTCCTTTCCCAGCGGCACCATCTTTCGAATGCTGCCTGCTGCACGGATCTGTGTGGGGTGATTGAAAGCGATTGGCATGTCCACATCATCCGTCTGCTTGGCCAGTGCTACTGCCCTGTGATACGGGTTGACGGACATGGGAAGCTCCACGGGTTCCAGTGGCTTCGTGGCCTTATGTTTACGAGCCACGTTTCGATTTGTCTGGGATTGGAAGTGTGATGCCAACTGACTCGGCCTCGTTGAATACTGACTCCATGAAGCCCTTCATCTCGGTGACGTTCAGCTTGGTCGTGGAGGACAACCAGAGCAGTGTAGCGAACTCGCGCTCTGCCGACTTGGTTTCGCCTGCCTCCCATAGCCCACGAAGATCGGCCATCTTGTCACGGTAGGCTTCGTCCTTGGTTTCGAGCAGAGGCATGAGGAACTTCTTCTTGCAGTGCTCGTGCAGCTCGGCAGGAGTCCGGCAGGCTGGATCTGAATCGCTCCAAATCTTATACCACCACCGGATGGTGCGCTGCTGCTCTTTCGAGGTGCTTCGCTTGTATGGCTCGATGGTGACGACGATCTGGTGCTTCTCGTCCACCCCAGTGTAGTTGGTAAGGATGCGGATTGCTTGGTTCACGCGCTCCTGATCGTAGCACACGATACGGTAGTCTCTGATGGGTTTGTCGCTCATTACCATTTTGCGTCCCCCACGCCCGCATCGAAGTCGATGGTCTTGAACTGCCCACGCAGGCGACGGATGATCGCGCTCACACGCTGCTGATCTGCCTTCGTGCGGTTGTTGAACTTGCCTGAGTCGCTCTCGATGTCTCGTGCATTAAGGTTCGTCGTGATGATCGTGGTCTTGCCATCGCGAAGGCGAACGTCTAACAACCCCTTCAGGAACTTGGTGACGTTCTCGAACGCACTGCCGGAGGTGAGGAAGTCATCAATGCCCAGCACAGACGGCTCCAGCATAGCTTCACGGAATTTCGCCATCTTGCGCGACTCTATGGCATCGTCGAGTGCGTCAGCCCACAGGACGCCTACTGATCGACCTTTGAGTAGGCATATCTTCAGGCGATGCATCATTGCCCTCGTCTTGCATGACCCCGAGGCACCACAGAGGATCAGGTTCTGCTTCGGATCTTGGTAAGCAGCCACCAGAGGCCAGATGCGCTGAAAGTCTGCGTGATTGGTATCGGTGTTCGCGTAGAGCTTCGGGCAGAAGTCCTTCCAGAACCCACGGCATGCTTCGATGCGTCGGCTCTGCTCCCACTTCTCGACGCACGGGTCACAGGCAGTGCCACCCTCGAATGCTTTGAGGACTAGCCCCAGTGGTTCCTGACAGCGGTTACATTTGCCCTCGACCATAGTTTCTAAGTCAAGGCTGGAGAACGCTGATCCTACGTGCTGCGGTTCTGTTTGATATTCGTGGCTCATGATGATGATGTGTGTTGGTGGTTAGTCGTCGGCACCGATCTCGCAGGATTCCCCGCAGGCAGATCCGGTGTCTAGGAAAAGGTCGTAGGATGCGCTGCTGAACATTTGAGCTTGGTCAATGTCACTGTAAGGCTCGAAATCTAGCGTCCTTGCCAGCTCGATGATGTCAATCGCCTTGCGTCGGGATCGGAACATTACGCGATCACTGTCTCCTGTATTATTCGTCCATGCGTGCTTGGCCTCCATCCTGATAGGGAAGTCGAAGACACTCTCATCCTCTTTAGCTAAGGTCAGCAACTTGCGGAAGCTCTTCTTCCAGCACCATACACAGTTGCCGTAGTGCTCACCTTTCAGGTCGAGATCGAAAGGCCATTTTTTGCATTCTTCCTTCACGTCCTCTTTAGTCCAGCCAGCTTCAACGAGTGGGTAGAGTAGCTTATTTTCGATACGCTTCGATGATACGCGATCAACTTCATCGGAACGAATGCCTATGGCAGTCCAGTAGGTTGATCTGCCCCATCCCAGAACGTCGCGTCGATAGGCATACATCACATCCTCTTTCAGTCGGGAGGTGCAATGATTATGGTTCATGTCGGGCATCCCATATTTCTCAATGTATGCCTCGAATGGCTCCCCATTTCGGGATGCGTTCTCGAAGGTTACAACCCTGTGGCGAATGCCTTTTCCCTTATCTGGATTCACTACGGCCTCAATCCATGCGACGTTCCAACCGAAATGTCTATCACACTGGTCTACGAATTTAAGCGTATTCTCGTGCTCTGCTCCAGTGTTTGCGAAGGTTACAGAGATGTCGTGAGTGCTCGCAAACTGATCGACGCAAAGTTTCGTCATTACGGCTGAAGTCCTGCCCCCTGAAAATGATATTGCTAGTCTTGGTTTCATGATGATGTGTGTGATGATTCACTGGCAACGGTAGGGACTTGCAGGTGCAGGTCAAGCTCAGACCTACTAAAGTTTGAAAAGAAAAAGGCCACCCATGCATTGCGGTGGGTGGCCTCAGATTCTTCATGGTGCTCGGTGCTACTCTTCCTCTGCTTCGAGGTCGAGTTCTTTGCCCTCGGCTTCGTTGGCACCGACTACCGTTTTCTCGATACCGTCGAGGGTCATCTGCTGTCGGTCGCCTTGGATGTAGGCTTCCACGGCATCGATTGCAGTGACGCAGAGCAGGGCATCGTCGATCCACAGCACGCTCTGGTTGTCCTCGGCTTCGTCCGCTGGGTCGATGCGGAACTGCGGTGTCGTGTATTCCTTCGTGTTGCCGATCTTGAATCCCTTCGTGAACTTCACTTCGAGTGACCGGACTCCGGCCTCAGTGCGGTGGACGCTGAACCCACCGACTGCCGCGACGCTCTCCATCCACTTCACAGGGACTTCGAGGACGACCTTGATGGAGTTCTTCAGGTCGAGGACTGCTGTGGCGAGGATAGGGTGTGGTGCCTCTTTGAACTTGCAGGATTTCTCCTCGTATTCGCCCTGTGAGTTGCGCTCTTCCCAGACGCATTCGATGAAGGACGGTTTCCGTGTGTATTTTTTAAGCCTGATGCTCATTTCGATATTATTGGTTTACGTTGTGCTGTGGCCTTAGATGGCCGGAGAGTATTTGGAACGGCTGAAGCGTGGAAACTTGTGCTTCCGGCCACGGCAGTTCCGCGAGTTTTCGATAGGCAGTCCGGTGTGGACTGGTAACGGCAGAAAGGCCGAAGGGACTGGAGCACCGCCGCGCAGTTCACGGGCAATCCGCTGCCGCTCCTCCTCGGCTTGGTCGAATAGGTCTTTCATTAGACGACGATTTGGAGGTTTGGAATGCGACCTTCCGCGATGGCGATTACGAGTTGCTTCGCTGCTGTCTTCTCCAGACCGAAATCAACCAGATCCTTGAAGATGGTGTTCTTGCAGGCACTCAGGATCTCAGCGTCAGTCGGCTCAGTGACAGCAGGTGCCTTGCCGTCTGGCTTCGGTGCCGCAGTAGGTGTCACTGCCTTCTGACGTGCCGCATGGCGTCCAGCAGCCTCTGCGTCATCCTCACGGGCTAGAGCGATTCGTCCGGCCTCCAGTGCCTTCTCGGTTTCGATGAACTCATCGTATCGACGCTGGTTAAGGTCGATGGACTCGGCCTTGAGCTTAACGAACTCATCGTAGCGATCACCTTGCAATGACATCGACACTTCAGCGGCAGAGACGTCCGTGAGGAACGTTCGCCACTCAGCCTCGGTTGGCTTGCGGAACTCAGCGAGCTTGATGTGTCCGTATTGGAGCAGTTCCCCGAGGTCGTTGATCGCCTTGGTGTAGGCTGCGACCTCCTCGTCGTATTGGTCGCGCACCAGCATGAAGTCTGCCTTGATGTCGATGCCGCGATCCTTGATGACCTTGCGCTGGGAGTTGGTCTCCTTGATGATTGCGTTCATCGGATCGACGATGCTCTTGCCTGCACGGTCTACGGCAGAGAAGAACTTCCCGATCTGGAGTTTGATGGAACCGAACTTCTTGTAGTCGCTCGGGTTGGCTGGATCGAGGGAGAGCTGTTTGATCTGCTTCTCGATTGAGTCTACAGTCAGCTTCAGACCGTCCCCGTTAAACAGCTCTTGGGCTTTAGATTCGTCAACTGATGGTATTGCTAATTCGTGTGATTTCATGATGTGTGTGCAGTGTAGGATGCCGCTCCCCGTTCGATGTGAATTACTTGAGACGTTCTGGCAGGTCGATGTTGAGCTGTGTGAAGAGATAGGAGACGGTTTCCTCGAGCTTCTCAACCCGAGTTCCAACCTTTACTAGCTTCACCGACAAGCTAGGCCACCCAAGGTCTCGACGGAGTTTCCCGAGCGTGCTGTATGGTGTGACGATGCCTGTGGCTTCCCTGATAGCTCGATCTAGCTCTACCATCTTCTCCTGACGGAGCCCGTGGGCATTTTCGACCATGTGCTGAATGACTAATGTGCGTTCAATACCTTTCATAATGATGATTTCCTTTGATGTGTGATTGATGTGTGATTGATGTCCAACGTGGACACCTCAAAGCCCGTCAACTCCGAAGAGAGGACAGGCAGTGGGTGGGGTGACTATGGTTGGCTAGAAGGGTGGTTCCTCGTCGAGAGGATCATCCACCGTAGGTAGTGATGGCTGCGCTGGATCTGCTGCGACTGGTGCTTTGCGCTTCTCACCGAGACGCTCGATCTTCCATGCTGCGAGTGTCACGTAGTATTTTTCGTTATACTCATTGCCACGGAGGTCGTAGGTCACGGTTACCTGATCCCCTACAATGAGGCCGGAGATCTGTGCGACCTTGTCCTTCATGCACTCGAACTTGATGTCCTGTGGGTATTTATCCGAGCTGTCTGTGACGACGATCTCGCGCTTATTGAATCCCGATGCGAACGTCTGCTCGTCGAAGATTGCTTTTACTGTTCCTGTTAATTCGTTGCTCATAATTCTAGTCTCGGTCTCCTGCTGATTCGTGTTGGATGCCTTGCTCGAGTCCTTCGAGTTCGGCCTTTTCTGAGTTGGATCTAGCCTCTGCGATAGCGGACTTGAGCCGCTCTTTGGCTAGTGGGTATTGCGGGTAGTATGACTCCACGTATTTCCCCATCGCGATAAGTGCAACCTCGGCTCCGGCAAGAACGACAACCTCTGCCAGCTCCTTGCCCTTGAAGGCACCCCTCGTAAACGGCTTAACCTCGAACCACTTCGCTTCCTTTTTGGCAGCGAGTAGTTGCACGAGCTTCTGCTGTGGTGGCACTGGGGCTGGAGCTGCTTTCTCTGCTGAGGTGTTGTCCTGCGTATCGGCATCCTTGGTATCATCGATAGCGAAGAGACCGTTTAAGGCATACTTACGTGCATAGGATGACGCAGCTCCGGTGACTTGTGCTCCGTCCATGCCCTTCTTGTTCTCCTCTTCACGAGCGTATGCAGTGACAGTGTAAAGAGCACCGTTCTCGCATACCGTCAGGGTAGCTGTTGCCTTCACGTAGTATCGCTCTCCGATCATGACGAGTTCGTCTGATACGATAAGAGCGCATTCATGCTTCAGCAGTAGTGGCTTGAGTGCTTCGAGGATGTCTTCGCAGTTCCGGTATTTGTATTTGCCGAAATTGTTATACTGCCCCTTGGGAGCCTTTAATTCGTTCTGAATGAGATTCAGTTTCATAGTGATGATGTGTGTGGTTGTGCGAGCTACTTGCGCTTGCTGGTGAGTGCCTTTTCGTGGCGTTCGATTGCATCGTCGAGGACAACGCCCTCGGATCGTGCTCTGGTGTCATCCTTGATGCGCTTAACGGCAGCGAGGTTCTCCGGCTTAATCATGCACCCGAGACGGACGCGCTTTTCTGGATTAGATTCTGGCATGGTTGTTTGCCGCCTGATTTGTGATTCGCGAGACGGCCACGCGAGGTTGGTTGTGGGTTAGGGTAGGAATTATGCGACCTTGCGATACGCCTGAAGGTTGCCCCAGTCTTGCCCGTGGTTGGCGATACCGAAGTATAGCGATGGATTCTCCGAGTATGCCCCGAGAACGTGCTCACGGACTGCTGCGAGCGTCAACTCGCTAGTCCCTTCGACGTTCGTGTGGAGCTGGATTTTCACCGGATCTCCTTCTGTTACGAAGCCCTCTGGGACTGCGAGACCCACGCGAGGCAGGTCGTGCTCATTGCGACTCGTAAGCCCGATGCCACTGCTGACGTCGTATGCTGAGAGTTGGATTGGCTCTTTTGGAGCTGCGGTGCCGTTGATACGGTCGATTACTGATTTGCTATACATATTATGTGTTCCTTTCGGTTATTGATTAGTCGTGCGGATTTGCACGGTCTGGTGTGAGCTTTGGACGATTGCCAGCTTCGTGATCTGCTGAAGCTGTGTCAATCAGTTGCTTGAGGTGGACTGGCGTGCCGTAAGGCTGGTCGCCGGAGAGATGTGCGTAACCGTGCTTCTTAGCGTGGACACGGACGACACGGTTCAGTGCGTCGTATTCGATGTCCCCCTTCGGGACTGCACTGGTGATGCCCAGAGATAGCTGTTCGGCTGCTTGCTTGTATCCGATGTAGAGACCCCACTTGATGCCTTCGAGGTGCGTGTTGCCGCTCCAGCCTTCGCTGTGGAAGAGACGGTGGTGCTCCAGAAGTGCCAAGGCCGCATTGTTGCGGAAGTGCTGCTCAAGGTCGCTGCGTAGATGTATTGGTCTGAGATTCATGATGATGATGTGATGTGTGTGGTGAAATGTTGTTCGGCAAGGCAGATTAACGTGCGTCGCTTCTTTGTCCGACTAGAGCACCTCCTAGCGGAACCGAACTTGAAAGAGTCCTCCGTCGATTCACACGACACCGGACTACTGATCCGGTTTAAGGCGACTACCCCTAGTCGTCTGGAGGGAGATTGGTGCTCAGTATACAGATGTAAATAGCATTTGCCAGTTACACCCGAGGAGTCGAACCTCGGTTGCCTGTAGCCCCAAGCATAATTGATTTGAAAGAACGTGGCATTGCTGCCGATGAGAAGAGTTAGATCAGAAGTTTAGTAGGTTGTCAATAGACTTACTAAAGTTTCTCAAAATAATTCGCTTCACCCTTGAAACCCGCATCCGGCACCGCATTGATAGCAGCATCAGGTTTGTGATGATACCTGATTCATAATAAAAAGTATGATGTGTGGCCTGCCCCTTGGAGATCCGAGTGGCAGGTTTCGTTTGAAGTCACTGTTGGGAGATCCCGATGGTGACTTCTTAGCATATAGGCTTGACCTGATCCCCTTGAGCTGCATTTGTGGGGGCATCGAAAGATACACCAAGCTTGGCGGCATGGATACACTTTACAGCTCCCAGAGCACTTTAGAAGACCTCAGTTTTGCCGCCAAGCACTGAGGTCTTTTTCGGTCTCAGTCCAGCGGAGCGAGCGTTTAAGCCCAAGTCTGCACGGTGTATCCTTCCATGCAAAACGGAGGATACTTAATACGGATCGTCCAACATACCGGACGTGTGACCCCTCTTGCTATCATGCCCATTCATCGGAAACTGAAGCCAGCATCGGAGAGGGTAGCGAAAAGTCATCCCCTGTTATTTCAAGGATGTATTATTACGGTCACTGTTTCTCTCTGCTCTATGGGTAGGGGGAAACTGTGCCGTAGCCACCACAGCAGTCATTTCAAATAAGGATTAAACTTTAGTAGGTCGGGGCTTGACGCCTACTAAACTATGCCCATTATGTTGGTCGAATCACACACATCACATCAACCAAAATCATCATGGAACATTCAATCGAAATCACCAAAGAAGCAGCCCTCCTCCTCATCGGAAACGACGAGCGATCATGGCGCGACTACAAGAAGACTGAGCTCGCTGAGTCCACCTTCTACCACGCACACGGCTGCAATCTCGTAGCGATCTGCAACTTCGTATCCGGCACCGTCCAATACTACATCCAAGACATCAACGCATAATCATCATGAATATCAACGACATCATATCATTCGAATCAGGTGAACTGGACTCTCAGGGAGTCCTCGAAATGTTCTCTGCAGGCATCAAGGACGGTTCCGTCTGGCAGCTTCAGGGCTGCTACGGACGGACTGCTCGAGACCTCATCAGCATGGGCTTCCTCAGTCGCACAGGAGAGATCCTCGTGGACACCGTAGCACTATCAGAATTGGAGGACGAAGCATGAGCCGCACAGACCGCACAACAGCAGCCGACTGCCAAGTCCCTTACTACCGCGCCGGAGACCTAATCGGACACCCACGCACTGGAAGATCCATGCGTATCGAGAAGGTCTACTTCTGGAGGAACCGCGCCAATCACAAGGTCACCCTCACATGGAGAATCAAAGGCACCGACGAGGTGACCGGATTGCCAGTCAAATTCAAAATCCCTGCCGTCCTCCGCGATGGCGTAACCGCAAAGTAAACACACATCATGATCGACGACATCGTAGCCAAATCAAAGACGCTCGAGGAGATCCGTGCCAAAGATCCCGACTTCATCTTCGCCCTGTCCATCGTCAACCGGACATACATCCGTGGGGGCAATGCCATACTGCAGATGGAGGATGGAACACTCGTTCGAATCGAACTGAGTTAACGCTTGACCAGAGCCTCCCAGCACACGAGCCTGCAGATTCTTACAGGAACGCTGGGTAAGCCTTGTAAGAGTAGAGTAGAGTAGAAGCCCGACGAACACTTAAACGGTGTGAGTCGGGCTTCATTGTGTCAGGACTCCTCGAGCCAATCGTCGACAGCTGCCATCGCTTTCTCAATCCTGCCCTGCCTCTCGAAGATTCCCGAGTGCTTCAGATCCTCGAACCCAAGCGTCTCGTAGCTGCAGTTATGGACGCGAGCAGATGATACGCCTCCTAGTCCCACTCGACCAGCCTCGCCCCACCTGTGTCCTCTCAGGAGCTTTGCTGACCACACAGTCCTGTCGCTCTTCGTATGGAACACCAGTGCATTCGAGATCACGGGTGACAGTGGTGTGTCCACATCCATTGCTGGATTGAACAGAACCACACGAACTCCGGCAGTCTCCTCAAGCTGTGCCAGCAGCCAGCAAGCCATCGAGATCAGGAGGCACCCGTTGCTGTGGCCTACCAGCAGGTCGCCGGACTTGATCTTCTGTGCCAGTGCCTCGGAACGCTTGGCATTGCCGAACCGGACGCTCAGCAGGTTGCGGATCAGCGAATGACCCCATGCGGTGTCGTGCTCAACCACACGAAAGCCCCGTGCCTCGAAGTGAGGACGGAGCTTGTCGGTTGTGTTGGCACCACCGTCGGTGACGTTGAATCCGTGGACGAGGTGTGCTGTCTTCATTATTTCAGGCCGACGTTTGAGTCAGCGTCCACGGTCTTCTCGATGGCGTTGCTGCTGCCCCTCGGGGAGTATATGAGCACGTCGCCCTTATACGCGCAGCCGGATAGCAGGAGGCAGAGTATTAATAGTGTTTTCATCGCGCCGTGCGTTCAAAAAATTTTAACCGTTCCTCTACGCGAATGACGACATTATTTGTGCCGATTGCTAGGCTCATCATCTCGCTCATTTGAGATTCCAAGGAATCGAATTTTTGCGAGTTGTGCGAGATTTGCGCATCTTGCCGAACATTATCAATAACAGCCTGTAACAGCTTGCCCTTCGCGTCCACGACGACCGAAATGATAAACGCAGTAAGCACCGCCGAAAAGATGCCAGATAGCCAAATCGCTTTGTTTGTATTGTTCATTTTCATTTTAATTTGCGAACTGTCCGCGCACGACTATTTCCGTTTGAGCTTACCATTCCTTGTGTCATTAAATTTCTTCGGTTGGGAACCATCCAGCAGCGTCAAGCTGCTCGTAGGTTCTGGTGTTATGCCTTGTATGCCAGTTTCTCAGCCAGCACGAATACCGCATCAATATCCTCATCAGTAGCGAACCCGAGTAGGGCTGCGACCGTGGGGATCATCGGGTGAGAGCGGACGATGTAAGCGGAGAGGGAAAGGAACTCTTCCACGTCCTCCTTAGACTCAGCAGGGACGAGGGAAGGCAGGGTCATCAGTCGCCTGCCGTTTGTTGCCGTGATCGCTTGAGCCATAGAAAGCTTGGACACCCTCGCCGGAACGTGTGCGGGTTTCGGTGTGGTCACAAAGACCTTGCCCGCTTCAATCTCTTCGGGGGTGAAGGTGTAGCTCCCCTCGGTGGGCTCTTGTGCCACTTCGTCAATAGGTGGGTTCGGGATCAGCCAAGTCAGCGTCAGCGTCTCCTTGTCAAAGGTTGCCCTGTATGCGTCGGCTTCAGGAGGGAAAGGCAACGGAGCGGAATAGCCGCCACCCTTGCCAGTGCGTTTGTAGTGCAGACCCCCAAGGGTCACGGCATGTAAGTATAATTCATTCATAATTTTAATCTATGAGTTTGTAGTCAACACGGACATCAACGTCAGTTGCATCAGTGTCACCCGAAGCATCCAGCACAATGTTTTTGTAAGATTCAGTCTGGTCGCGCTCATCAGTGGATAGCTGCCCGAGTTGTGTGGTTGCCACACCAACGGCATTGTCACCAATAGTTTCCTGAAGGGTGCGGTTGGAGCGTTCCAGATCAAGCAACCCTGCCGACACCCAACCCGCTGCATTATTGCGAATCTGCGCATCTGTAACAATTGCACCAGCTGGGAGGATGTCGCGGGATGAGCTGACAATCTCAACCACCCCTGCCGCTGCATTGTAAGCATCAACATTGAAGTCACGGATGAACCCCTCGCGCTTGGGGATCAAGTGCGTTGTGCCTGTCTCAGAAAGCAAGGCATCAAAGTGGTTGGGTGACTGGTCTCGAAGCTGGAAGCCAACACCCTCATCCATTGGAAGGGATGCTAGGCAACCCGCTTCAGTCACCTTAACGTTCCGCACAGCTACAAACTCGCCTACTGGAACAGTGTGAGAGTGTGCTGACTGGTTATTCCCTTCAGTAAGGGAACCATAAAACAAAAAACCAGTGCTCGTGGAAATTGCTGTTATTGTTACGTCCATCCACTCATCAGATGGGAAGGGGACGGAATAAACTTTGCCTACGTCTAAACCCATCCCGCGCAATCCGAAGTAGCTCAAGCCATTTCCTGCGCTTTGGTAAGCCTCAAAGGTTACGGTGTATGCTTTACCTATTGTGAGCACACTACTGCGCCCGATAGCCAAGCGATCTTCCACACCGTTCTCTGCGAAAACAATACAATCATCACGCAAATCACCTGCTGCACCAACACTGTCATTGTTGCCAGACATCCCGTTAGTGCCTCCCCAATTTGTGTTGCGAAAACTATCAAGACCAACTGACCAATCAGCCGTAAACCACCCACCAATATCGGGGCTTGCCCACTGATAAGCAGGATTTGCCGCAAGCCACCCGCTGATTCCCTGAATTTGAATCTCTGCGGCTTGTGCGGCTGTCAAGGTGGTGGTGTTAATGAACCCATTGGAAATCGTCCCTTGAATATCTAAAGCACCTGTCGCATTCGTGCCGAAGGTTAAGTCTTCTGCCGTAGTGCCAAACGCGGAAAATCCAGTGCCAGTATCAGCCCCCGTTGTAGTGTTTGAGACTCCATCAACAAAGACGGTCACGTCTGTGCCGTTGTAGCTGAACGCAAGGCGGTGATCTTGCCCTGCCGACACCAAACCCGCAGCGGTTGAGAACGCGGTGAAATTCGTGGCAGCACCAGAGTCAAATAAGAGCACTTGTAGCCCACCGTTGGTGTCCTTGATTCTAAAAATGAAGTGCCTCTGTCCGCTTGTGTTATCTTGCGCGATCAGCGCTCCGACCGCCAAGACTTTCGGTTTAACCCGACACCCCCCCGAAAACCCATGAGCGGTCGGAGCGGGGAAATTTGAAACAACCACCATTCCAGTGCCACCATCTAACTCCACACCCCCCGCAAACGCTTTGGGGTTGAGTTGTGCGGCTGGAACTGCTGCCGCTGCTGCTGCGCTGTTGGCTGAGTCCGTTGCGCTTTGGTCTGCTTTCGCTGCATGGTGCAAAGATGAAAAGTCATCAACCCCATTGCCTCCTGCCGCTGCTGGGACAAGGGTGTCTTCTGGGGCGGTCGCCCAATCCTCCGCGTTTTCCTCTGCTGCTACCGCGTTAACCGCGCTCAGTGATGCCGCTGTTGCTGCGTCCTGTGCATCCGCCTCGTAGAAAGATGCTGCAAGCTCACTCGCTGCCGCGTTAGCAGCCGCAGCTTCAGCAAGTGCGACAGCATCCAAAATAGCACTACCATCAATAAGCACTGCAATGCGTTCTGCTACAAGATCAGCCACGATATTCGTTGAAGTGTGTGCCACGAGTGCATGATAGACAGAGGCCGTTGCTGACACTCGGAACATATCGAACTGATCGTATGCCGTTGCTGTGACCCATTCACCTTCCCAGTCACCCAGCTCGGTTGCGACTTGCAGGTCTCCGTTCTCATCGAACCGGATCAGCCCACCCAGTCGTTCGGCTGCGTCCGGCAGGTCAAGTGCGGTGCCATCGGACACGCTGGTCTTCAGGCAGCGTGCCAGCTCTTCATCAACCTCCTGCACGATCTTCGTCAGCTTGTCCAGAGACTCCCCGATGTCCGTCACGAAGAACCGTCCATTGACGCGAAGCACGAGAGTCTGACTGAGCGGTGTGTTCCGCAGGACGGTGATCTTCTCGGCTTCGATGCCCGTAACCATCGTCACGTCGCCACCGATGTCTGTGCCTGCACCAGTGACCGTGTAGTCAGTGGTCAGGATTAGCGTGCCACGACCATCGCTGACGACCAGCAGTTCTGTGTCGGCATCGAATTGATACGTGAACGGGATTACGTCCGTTGCGGTGGACAGGATTACGTCTGTCCGTGGTGTTTGTTCCGTTAAGCTCATGATCTTTTTTACCTTTTCTTGATTGTTAGTGTCTATGGTTAAGGGCTTTACTCGTCTCCGAACAGGTGATCTGACCACCCTAAGATTTCAAGCATCTCTGTTGGGTCACCCTCATCGATCATATCGAAGGTCGACTGAACTCCGTCCTTTAGGGTGCTGGCTCCCAGTCCCGAGAAGTCGAGGAGGTGTGCCGCACCGTCAAGGAACTCATCCATGCTCTCGGGCTTCAGGAGGTGCTTTGCGTGCTTCTCAATATGCTGCACGTTCTGCAATCCTGACGGTGCCACGGTGACTGGGAAATGATCGACGTCCATCAGTCCAGCCAAGGTTGCCACGATTGCGTCCCCGTAAACAGGCAAGGCACCGAAGTTGCCGAAGACGAGAGTCCAGAGCATGCCCTGCCAGTATCCAATCCGACGCTCATCGTCGTCCAGCCATAGGCCGATCATCGCGTTGTTCACCGCAAAGAAGAACTGAGGCATCGCAATGTGGTAAATGAACATAGCCTTGAGAGACTGCTTAGCCACCCGAGCACGCTTCTCAGGTGACCAGTCGAGACGTCGCTGGGATGCGACATACTCACGAACAGCCATGTGGGTCTCACTAAGGTATTGAATCGGGCTTGAACGGAACTGATAGAGCACCCGCATGAATGCGTTGTTCTGATAAGCCTGTGGCCGTGCATACAGGTGCGGTGACTGCTGCGAGCGATTAACCGAACGGCTGAAAGCTTGCTCGGCCTTGCGCTTGGCAGTGCCGACGTCGCCTGTCTCTGCGAGGACTGTTTCGTATGTGTGGAAGTAGACTGGCGCAGCCGATACGGTTGCCCCTACGATGTCGCCCATCTTGATGAGTGCCATGCTGTAGCGTGTAGCCGTCTCCAGCTTAGCCAGCACTCCAGACTGAAGGCTGAGCCTCCCGATCTTGTTGAGCTCCATGAGCACCTCCTGTGACTGTCCGCGACTCATGCGATCCTTCATAGCTGGAGTTCCTTTTATGATGTTCCAGTGCTTGGTTGGGTTCTCGACAATCTTACTGACCCAACTCACCCACTCCTGCGCAGGCATCTCGACGATACCAGCGATGCCAGAGGTGAGCTGTGTGAGTGCAATCTTCGGCTTGAGTGCCAGAACCGAAGTTATGCCTACGGAACGGATGCCCTCGAGGAGTCTGCCACCCCATCCTTCGACTTTGATGCGTCCAGCAATCACGGACTCTGCAGCCTTGCGGAGTTGCTGCACCCCAGAGGTGCCGTATTTCTGACGCACGGCACGCTTAAATTCGTCGTTCGTATGGAGGTAGCGAAGTCGCTTCTCGAGTCCGGCCATGCCGATGTAGTTGGCATTGAACCCTGCAGACTGAGTCAGGACTTCCAGTGCCGAGATGAACTTGAACGGTGATGTCGCATTCTCTGTTCGAGTCATCGTCGCACCCTTGTCGATGGAGTTCGAGTTCTCTTCGGTGAATCCGGCGAATGGGTTGATGGCATCCTCGATGTCCTTACCTGCGAAGCCGGACTCGCGCATGAAGCGGAAGTAATTTTCCACCTTGTCCATGTCGTATCCTTCGACTCGCTTGAAGACTTCGTTCAGGTCGTAGAAGGCATCCTCGTAGAATGGTGTGATTACATTGTCGATGACGGCCATGCCATCGATACCGATGTATTCCTCCAGAGCACGCTGGAAGCCTTCGAAGTCAGTGATGGCGTGTTGATCCCTGAAGGTAGAGCGAGACCCTTCCTGACGCAATACGAGCCAGATGGACATCGCTTCCGACTTACTGACTGGCTGCGCTTGAACCTCACTCTTTTCATTGTCGGCAAATCGAATGCCTGTGTCGGTTGCCTTGGCTGGGCGAGCATCAAGCTTTGCCAGCTCGCGCACGATGGCAGTGACGTCTGGATCGCCGTTCTTGTCGACGAGGTCAGGGAAGGCCTTCGCCAGCCCCGTGGTTATGAACTCGCCCTGCTCCATCATGTAGCTGTTCTTGCGATCCACGGAGGCATTCACACCGTCGACCTCGTCAGCGTAGAGGAACTCCCATAGAGCACCACCTTGCTCACCGTCGATTCGTCGGACGATGTTTTCGAACCCTGCGGTCATGCCTGTCATGCCAGAGTCGACCCAAGCGGTGAGTCGCTCGTCGAGTCCCTTCTTGGCGTCGGCAGTCTTCTGCTCTGCGTCGTTGTTCGCACGCTCTCCGGCGAGGACACCTTCCTTGATCTCGTCGGTTGCCTTCTCGAACATCGCGAGACGATCAGCACGGATCTTGTTCATCGTATATTTGCCCTCTCGCATGAGGTCTTGGACGGCATAGTATGCAGCCTCGATCTTGGCTGCGTTCTTATTGGTCGGCTGCAAGAGTCCAGCGAAGTCGGCTGCAATCTGCTCGAACTCGACCTGAGTGAGTGACTGTGGTTTCGTGCTGCGCTTGACGACATCCTCCCAGCTATCCGAGTTGGCTGCATAGGCTGCAACCTTCAGAGTGTCGCGAACCTTCTGCGTCATCTCCTTCGATTGCCCTTGTAGCTTGGCACCACGACTTGCCCCGAATCGGTTCAGCGTCCGGCGAAGCCATGACTTGCGCTTCATTGCCTCGTGTGACTGCTCCAGTTCGACTGCCTTCTGCGTGCGTCGGTTCAGCTCGCTCTGACGTCCCTTCTCGGTCTTCCGGCGACTGATCTGAACGTCTCCACCCAGACGGTGACGGATGGCTGTAGGCATTGACTTGCGGAGGTTGTCGAGTTGCTCGAGCTTGTCGGTCACGTCCTCGCCTGCGTCGTGCAGCTTACGGATCTGTGCGAGTCGCTTCGCCTCTTCCTTCGAGAGCTTCTGCGCGATGGCATCGAGGTCTCGTTGGTAGTCTGCCTCTGGGTCGAGTCCGATTTGAAAGGCAACTTCATCCAACTCACCGACACGACCTTCGTCCTTGAATTTCAGCACTTCACCCGCCAGCGGCAAGTAGCCACCACGAGGGTTGAAGATGTCGAGGATGTTTACTGTCTTGGGAAGTTTTCCGTATGGTTTGCCTTTCAGGATCTTCGAATAGGATTTGTGCTCGTCCACACCGATGTCCGAAGCAGATGCCGCTTGCCCAGCTTGACCCTTGTCGATCTGAACTAGGCCGAGGATGTCACCGGTGTTAATGTCCTGTGACCCTTCGACTTCCATCAAGTGAATCATGCGCTCAATATCTGGCATCCCTTCTTTTAAATATTGGTTAGCTCCGAGCTTCTGAGCCGTTACGTTGCCCTCCACATTCTTTCCCGTCTTAAACATCTTAGCACCACGACTATCGAATGTGGCACCACGTCCTGTGAGCGAGTCGAAGAACTCTTCAACCGTTTTCCAGTTCGTCTTGTTCTGGATTGCCCAAGGTGCCAATCGCTTCTTACTGAAGTCAGCAGCGAAGTCCTTCACAAACTTAGTGACCTCGGCTTTCTTCAATTCGGAGATGAGACGATTCACTTTAGATTCACTGCCATAGTATTCGAGTAGGGCTTCATTCTGGTTGTCAGTAAGCTTACCATTCTTCGATAGTGCTGCCTTTCGAAACTTGTCGATCAACCCCTGTGCTCCACCACCTTCGTCGGCCTTGCGCTGGTCGTTTCGTTGCTTCGTCTTGTAGTTCGAGACAGACTCTTTGCGAACCTTGTTCAATATCTTCAAGGCTGCTGTCTTTGAAATCTTCCCCGACTCAATAGCCCACTTAAGCTCTGCGATATAAGCATCTGCGAAGGTCGGGTTGCCAGTTATGTTGCCACTGGCATATGCAATGACGACTGCGATGCCATCCCTAGAGTCTGCAGCATTAGCCAGAGAGGAGTGCATCGAATCACTGCTGACTACCCAAGCTGCACCCTTATGGTGGATTGGATAGTCGATTCCACCCTGCATCTTAATGTTGATCCCTGACGCTGGGTCGAGTCCGGTGTAGGTGCCGACACTCATGCGGTCTGCGTAGAAACCGAACAGCTTCTTGCCGCGAAGGTCTTTTGCTGTGAGAGTCTTCCAGCCGTCTTCCTCGATTTGGAAGGATGGCTTGTCGATCAGATCAGCGAGTGTGTCGCCATCGATCTCACCGTCGACCAGTTCGCCGGATTCGCCAGTCTCCTTGATTGGTGGCTCGGGCTCGATCTTCGTGCTGAAGTCGAGTTCCATGCCGAACATCGTGCCGTCTGGCATCGTCGTGTAGTAATCCTTCGGTGCCGACTTGAACACCTCTGTCTTGCCCGTAGCAGCGTGCAGTGAGCCATCCTGATAAACCAGACCTTCGTGCGTCAGGACGGACTGCTGGTCGTATTCTCGTGCGAGTGCGGCTGCATTGCGTCGACTGTCATCGGTGCCGACGATGAGGAATGGATTCTCGAGTCCCTCGTAGCGTCCGACGACCTGTCGGTGTTCCAGTCCCTGAGCTTCGAGGTGAGTGCGAAGCTCCTCATTGCGAGTGACGTTCTCTCCATCGGAGACCTGCACGGCATTCGGGTTCTCGGCAGTGAAGATCATCCAGCCTGTCTTATTTGCGATGTCGCTTACGTTCTCCTTAGTGAAGTCATCCATTGTGGCCTCGACTTGGTAAGTGATGCGTGCATCGTTCGGATCGAACGTGCCACGGTTGTCTGTTGCTGATTTGAACTGCTCAGGCTTGAAGGCTACGTATTCAATCACAGTCCCGTCGTCGTCGATCACCTTGATACCGTCGTGACCTGCGTCCAATAGCTTCTTCTTGAATTCAGAAATCTGCTGTGGCATCTGGAGTTCGTAGAAGTCCTCGCGACTGATGTCGTATGGGTTAGTGATCGCAGCATACAGCTTGAGGACTCGTGCCTTGTTGCCTGCACCCCAACCACGCTTCTCTGCGTTGGCAGCATACCAAGCTGCAGTCTCCTCAAGTGGAGTGGCGAAGAACCCAAGGGATTTCGTTGGATGCATACCACCAACAGCAGCACCCTTTTCGAACGTGTCCCAATCCGATGCGGTGCCGTGCATTAGGATCTGCGGATTGCCGTTCTCGTCTAGCACCTTTGAATCCTTAAACCACGACTTAAACTCTGAGGTCTCAGTCACCTGATAGGTGATCCGAGGGTCGGCAGGGTCGAACGTGCCGACGTTATCGGTGGCCGACTTGATCTGATTGGGCTTGAATACGACGTAGATGTCTCCGCTCTCTCCACCGAACCCGCTCGCGCCGGAGTCGGATACGTTGCGGATAATCACACCGTCAATGCCGTCACCCATGTCGTGTGCTTCTCGGATGATGTCGTCGGTAGACCTTCCGTATGACCTCCGGTGAGAGTCAAACTTCCCGTCCGCGACGAGCTTGTCTGCCTCCTCTTCAGTGTAAACCGTGTCTTCGGCATCTCCGTCTTCATTGAGCATATCCCAGCCCTCCGAGATGTCGTCCCAGTTCTGCCCTGCGGCATCCACGATCATAGGATCTTTCATGCTCAGATAGACGTCGTAGATGCCGCTCTCCGCTTCGCCAGTCCATTCATCGAAAGCCATCTCGATAGCTTCCTCTTCGGTATCACCTTCGTGATGTCCGACTGGTGATTCAGCCTCCCATTGCTCATACTCCTCATTGTAGGAAACCTCGAAGTCGTAAGCGGCAGGATCTTTGATGACCTGCTCAAGCGATGGCTTCGGGGATACCGTCCCCTTGTGGCTGGAGTAGGTCTTTGCCATTGTGAAATCGTTCGTGAAGAAAGCACCCGTCCCTTCGGTCTTGCCCTTCCCTTCGGTTTCGAACTCGTCGAACCCCATCATGTCTCCTCCATGATACACGATCAGTGGCTTCCCATCAGCATCGACGACCTTCGAGTCCTTGAACCACGACTTGAAGGCTGCGGTGTCCGTCTGCACAACCTGATAGGACACCTGCCCCTGCTGCACTGACTCGCGCATTGCATCGGTGATCTCGACCTTGTGGATGGGTTGCGATTTGTGATCAACCTCCCATTTTTTGGAATACTCATCGTAACGCTTCCCGAGCATTTCACTATCCTTCGTCAGAGCGTTGAACTCTTCCCCGTATTCTTCCATGTGCCATTTGTCAAAAGATAGGTGATCGGGGATATGCTGATCAATCCCACCGACCTCAACCTTCGCGCCGAACTTCTTGACGTATTTGTTCACGGCTGACGGCAGCATCTTGTCGTAGAAGCCCTTCATGCCTTCGCCGCCGAGCTTCAGGTCAGCACCTGTGAGTCGCTTCGATACGCCTGCTTCAGCACCTTCGATGATCTTCTTCGTGAGGTCTTTGCCGATAGTGTCGGACAGCTCCTGCTCGGATGCGTTGTCGTTGCGGTATAGCTCACTGCCGTTGAAGGCATGCACGCTGACTGTGAGGTCGTCGCCACGTTTGCCGTAGTCGATGTAGTCAACCTTCTGCGAGAGGTCGTAGCGGTCTGCCTGTGTCTGCCCCGTAGTCCAGCCGATCCAGTCCTTGCCGGAGGCGACTGCGTCTCGTAATGCGCGTTTGAACATCTGGATGTTCCAGTCCTTGCGGAACGGTGCGTCGGCTATGCCACGCTCTAAGTCTTTTTTCTGCCGTCTTGCAAGGTCGGCCTCGACGATTAAACGATCTTTAGCCCAAGTGACTGTCTGCTCCCATCCTCCAACTGAAGGGATTCGGATATTCACATTCTTTCCATCCTCCCCTTGAATGCCGAACATTCCATCCTCACGCTCGACGATCTTCAGACCCGTCTTATCTTCGCCACTGTAGCCCTTGTCCCGCGCCTTCTGGTGACGGTCAGACTGGATCTCCTCGATGAACAGACCGTCGTTGCCTTCGGAGTCTTCGCGCTCGTTCAGGCGCATGTGGGCTACGTAGTTCGGGATGTTCCAGAAGTGAGGGGATGTGTAGAATTTCCCAGACTCAGCCTCCCTAGCCTCCATCTCATAAGACGCTTTCCTTATAGCTTCTTCTTTAGTATCGCCACTCCAGAATCGAGCATTGGGTGGTCGTATTTGTTTTCCATTTTTATCGTAAACAATCCACTTATCTGGGTATCCAAAATTTATTGCAGATTCTCCAGTAAGGTCTTTCGCGCTTACACTAAATCCTACGGGCATGGTCAGCACGACCTCGCGGTAGTTCTCGCCGTTCGGCAGCACGTAGCTGCTGTATTGGGTTTCGTTCTCTGCCGACTTATTTAAGTCCCTGACGTAAGCCTTTTGACCCGTAAAGGCCAGTGCTGCCGTAGTCGCTTCGGCCTCGGTTTTAAACACTTCGTCGTGTATCTGATTCCCATTGATGTCAGACAAGATGAAACCGCTCACCGCCTGACCACGAGTCACCTCCTCGAACTTCACCTGCCCAGCGTTTCGCACATACTCCATCAGGTCGGCAGTCTTCACCTTCCCCTTCGCATCGGCGTTGTCATCCAGCCACTGCTCGATGCCGCTCCACTTCACTTCCTCGGCTTTGACACCGTGCTTCGGTGAGAGCAGTCCCTTCACCTGCTGGATTGATGCAGCCTTGCCCTGTAGCTTGCTGCTGAGTGTCCGTTCGAGCTGCGAGTAGAATGCTGCGTCTCGCTCGTTCTCTTGG